TCTCCATAAATTTAAAATTTGTCTGATTGATCGTTTTTATTTATGAAGTCTTTTAATTTTTTGGGATCGGTGCCAGAGATAAACACCACGGCACCGAATAAAAGCAGCATTAAACAAAACATAGCTTATTATTAATAAAGTGTTGCACGTTCGTATAAACTTTGCGATATAATGCCATCTTTACAAAGTCCGTCTTTATATTCTCCGAAAGCTATATTAAAATCCAGTTTAAAAGAATGTTTCTTTTTGTTGGCTTCTCTTTCAAATTCGCCTCCGAACTCTTTGCAGAACACCCAAAAAGATCGGCGTAACTCTTTTTGATTGGTTATCGTATATTTTGCCATGGCTATTTCATTTTAAAAGTTATGCCAGCAGGCAACAAAGAACGGTTAACACTGGAAACGAATTTATTAAAATCGTTCTCCGTTACTTTTGTTTCGTAGTCTTTCCAATTAAAAACAAGCTCGTTACTATGATCGTAATATATCACATTACAAACTGATAACCCGGCATCAAGAACGGCCAGCATAACTCGCTTTTCATTTTCGGCCTTTTGTTGTTTCTTTTTGCAATCGTTAATTATTTCAGCGCGTTTTTTCTCGTATGCTTTGCGCTTTTCTTCGTCTTTTCGCGCTTGTACAGCTTCAGGACGATAATAACCCTCGTTTATCCTGTTAGTTATAGTTGTACGTTCTTCATCCGTTAATTTCAAAGTAAAACGTTCATTTTCCGGCTTATATGGGTTTTCCCATATTTGCCCGGTTAACTCTTCCAGCTTTTTTATAGCCTCGTTAGATTCTCTTTTCCAGCGTTCAACGATACCAAGCGTATAAAGAAGGTATTTAAAGTATTGTTTATCTTCTGCCTGATAAAGTAAATTATACTCCGTTTCTGTAATACGCAAATAGTTAATTGCAGTTTCTTTGCTGCTGTTTGTAATATGATAAAACCCGTTTTCAACTGGGTACATTGGCGCGCCGTAATGATTAGACAAATGAAGATCAACGAACATTTTAAACTGTGGGAAACGCTTTAGTATTTCTTCATGGCAGCAACCACCAGCACACCAAACGAAACGCCCGTTTTTGCGTTGTTCGTAAATATCCGCCGTTATACTCCAATCGCATATATTATTTTTGCAATCATCAGCCAGTAATATTTTAACATTGATTTCAAAGGTTGTCCCGGCTTGAATATATCTTTTTGATACTGTGTAACAAAGTCTATTTGTAGTAGTCATAATACAAAGTTTTAAAGGGTGAATAATGAAAAGTAAGAAGTAACCCGGAGCCATGACAACCCCGGAAAAATAGTTATTATTAGAATTTAGAAAGATATTCCACGCATCCGATAATATAGGCCGCGTGTTCTCTTGCCGCTTGTTCTTTTTCTTGCTTGGTTGCGGTCTTATGATCCTGATCGGAAAGCATTTTAGCCGCCATCCGGACGATCTTTTTCATAGTAGAACAGTTTGCAAGATATTCAACGGAAGGAGTTAAACCGCGGTTTACTTTTTTCAAGAGTGCATTTTGCAGCCATTCAGTAAGCGCGTAAATATCGCGAGAATTGCGAATATAGATAATTAATAAATCTGTGTTCATAACGCAAAATTTAAAGGGTGAAACTTGGTTTGTCTTTGTTTTTCCCTTAACTTTGCGTTATCACTGTGGAAGGTGATCCGATAAACGCAAAGTTTAAAGGGAGGCCGGGAAGA